ATGGAAATACTTTCCCAAATTGCGCATCACGCGAACATGACTCACATGGTGTCGGACGAGATTAGCGCAGTCAAATTAGATCAAGCGGCAGGCAAAATTGCAACAGTGAAATTTAGCCGCTATTCAGCCCACCTTACAGCTGAGAATATTGTCTCAGAGACCGCCCGCTTAGCTCACGCAGTGAGGATGGCTCAGCTGTACCGCCTGGAAAGGGATGATCTGCCTTTTTACAGGCCCAGCAGTCAGTGAGGAGGATGTATTGCTACGGCTATAGATATGGCGAAGTTCCATTGCCTAAACTTGGAATCGTCAAAGAAGATGCGACCTGGGAGATAAGAGAAGGTCAAGATCTTGCCTATAGGCCGCCGGCCTTGGTGGACATGGGTCCCCATGTGCTGGGAGTAGCAGTACCCACCCCGGATAAGACCGACCGGGATACTATGATTGCTGGGAGCAGAAAGAGGATAGCGGCTAATCCTCCCACACCTGAAGATGAGCTTCTCCAAGAGCTCACTGACTTCGTGAACAGGTGGTGCGTAAAGAACCTCACCCCGTTGCGTCCTGATTCAGACACTTCGGTAGAGAATTGGTTAGAGGGATCGAAGTACCCAGAATGGCGTAAGAAACAGCTACTAAATAAGTGGAAGAACGTCAGGTCCATCTGGGATAAAAAAGTGTACCTTAGGTGTAAGTGCTTCATGAAAGATGAATCCTACGCGGCTCCGGAATGGAAGCACGCGCGGGGAATATTTAGTCGTTCCGACGAGTACAAGTGTGCCGTCGGACCCATATTCCATCTGATTGAGCAGGAGCTCTTTAAACACCCTGCATTCATAAAATACGTGCCAGTTGCTGAACGGGCCAAATATATTATGGAGAGGATCTATAGGGAGGGCGCGACGTATATTGCTACAGATTATACGACGTTTGAAGCCCTCTTCATACGACGCCTTATGGATGCGTGCGAGTTCGTCCTTTACTCGCATATGGTACAATTTCTACCCGAGGCCAGAGATTTCGATCGGCACATGAACGAAGTCCTGGGTGGGAAAAATGTTTGTACGTTCAAATGGTTCGTCCTACGTCTTTTTGCGACGAGGATGTCTGGAGAAATGTGCACGTCTCTTGGCAATGGGTTTGCCAACCTTATGTTACTTCTGTTCGCTTGTGAGAAGAGCGGATGTGAGGTCATACCGTGTGTCGAGGGGGATGATGGAGTTGCCCGCATTGAGAAAGGGGCCCCACCCACCGCAGAATTTTTTGCGCGTTTAGGTCTCATCATAAAGCTTGTAAAGCATGATGAATTGGAGACCGCGTCATTCTGTGGGTTAATTTTCGACATTGAAGACTTGAAAAATGTGGCTGATCCCAGGA